GCAAGATATCTTCTAGGCATAATGGTTTAAGTCGTTCTCAGATACATAGAATAGTTAAAAAAATAGAGAAAGAATGAAACAAAATGCAACATTGTTTATGTAAAAATGTTATCGTAGAGATTTATTAAAATCATTACATTTAACCTTTAAATAAAAACACTACATTAATAAGTAGTGTACTGATGATATTGTAAGAAGTCTTTAGTTTTACTAAAAGTAGTAAATATCATTGGTACAGTACTAATTAAGTACTTTTACCCCTTTTTATTTTGGATAGGAATTGCCTCCTATTCTTTTTTTGTTATATAAAGTGGGTGATTTTAGGAGGAAAATATGGTTAAAACAATAACAATTGGAAGTAAAGAATATAATTTAAAATCAAGTGCATTTACAATGTTTTCATATAAGAATCAAACTGGAAGAGATTTTTTACAAGATATTAATTCTTTAAATGATAAAGTAAAGGAAATTAATAAATTACCTAAAGAAGAACAAAATTCAGCTTGGTTAAATGAATTTAGTTCTATAATGGAAATTGCTTTAAAGTTAACTCATATTATGATTACAGAACAAGATAGAACATTTAAGTCATATGATGAGTGGTTAAAAGAGTTAGATAATTTAATGGGTGAAGGTAACTCTTGGCTTCAGGAGGTTTTAGAAGTTGGTATAGCACCCTTTTTTGGGAGAATACAAAACTCCCAAAATTGATAGTGATGATGAACCATTAGATATTTATTCTATAGTTGCATTAGCTAAAAGGTTAAATATTACATTAGATGATATGAAAGAAATGTCTTTTGTATCACTAGTAAATATACTTTATTCAACAGTTGAAGAAAGAGAAAATAAACCAACACAAAATGATATAGATAATTTTTTAAGATAGTTGGAGGTAAAGATGAAATATAAAGTAAGAACATTGAATACTTATCGATTATTAAATGTAAAAGATGAGGAATTAAATAGGATTCCTAATCAAGGAGAAGAAATAGAAGTATCTGAATCTAGATTAAATAAGTTACTTGGTAATAATAAATTTAATATAGCATTTGTAGAGGTAATAGAAATAGATAATCAAATAGAAAATGCAAAAATAAATAAAGAAAATATTAGTAAGAAGAGTGGAAAGAATGTCGAGAAAAGACCTTTACAAAAGTAAAGCATGGCAAGATACTAGAAGATATATATGGTTAAAACAAAGTTGTTTATGTGCTAGATGTAATAAACCTGTATATGTTGATGGAATTAGTGAATGGATTCCAAAAGAAAAAAGATTAAAAGGAATAGTTCATCACAAGATATATTTAAATGATTATAATTATACAAATGATAAAATAGCATTTGCAGAAGAGAACCTAGAAGGTTTATGTATTGAATGTCATAATGAAGAACATTTTAACAAAGGTGTAACAAGAATGGATGTTAAATTTGATGAATTTGGCAACCTAGTTAAAAGATAATTTAGTTTAAATACCCCCCCCACTTCTTAATTTTAAATATATGAAATGGGAGAACGAGCAATGGGGCTTCAAAAAAAGTGCATCATCGTGCATGAGAGGGGGGTTTTTGAGAAAGAGGGTGATAATTTGTGAAAAAAAAGGAACTTCAAGAAATCTTCGAGAAAATACCAGAAGAAAAGAAAAGTGAAGCAAAATTAATATTAAATGAAATTAGTTTTATACTTCCAACAATAAATAAATTAAAAAAAGAGATAAAAGCTAAAGGTCCAACAGAAGATTTTGAACAAGGTAAGCAAAAGTTCACTCGTGAAAGACCAGCATTAAAATCATATAATCAATTAATGAAAACATATGATACCTTCTTAAAAAATTTATTAGCATTAGTTCCGAAAGAAACTAAGAATATAGAAGATGAGTTTGATGACTTCAACAAGTAATATAGAAAAATATTATGAATATTTATTAGAACATCCTAAGAGAGCTAATAAAAAAATATTAGCAGTTTATAAAAAACTTGTTAATGATTTAAAAAATGGAAATAAGGTTGAATATGTTAATAAAGATACTGGTGAAGTTGAAACAATTGAGTATGTTTTTGATTATAGTAAATCACAAAGACCAATTAAGTTTTTAGAAAAATTTTGTTGTCACTCTAAAGGTAAATGGGCAGGAAAGCCTGTAGTATTAGAATTATGGCAAAAAGCAATGCTGGAAGCAGTATATGGTTTTGTAGATAAAGAAACAGGACTACGAAAGTACAAAAAAGTAGTCTTTTTTGTTGCAAAGAAAAATGGAAAAAGTTTTATTTCAAGTGGTATAGGTTTGTTTGGATTAACTTCTGATGGTGAAGGAGGAGCTGAAATATACTCTGTAGCAACAACTAGGGACCAAGCAAAAATAGTATGGCAAGAAGCAAAAAATATGGTTGGTAAGAGTCCTGCATTAAAGAAAAGATGCAGAAGAACTATTAATTCAATATTTTATGATAAAGAAAATGCTTGGTTTAGTCCTCTTGCTAGTAAAACCGATTCATTAGATGGTAAAAATCCTTACTATGTTTTAGAAGATGAAGTATGGGCTTGGACTGATATGGATATGATTACCATAATGGAAGATGGTGTTTCATCAAGAGAACAACCTTTAATATTAGAAACATCTACAATGGGAACTGTAAGAGAGAAGGTTTTTGATAATGAGTATAGTTATTGTGAAAGAATTGTAAAAGGTTATTTGTGTGAACCTGATGGAATAATAGATGAAACAATTTTGCCAATTATCTATGAATTAGATGAAAAAAGTGAATGGCAAGATGAAGAAGCTTGGTATAAAGCAAATCCTAATTTAGGAGTATCAAAGAAGATAGAATATTTAAGGAATCAAGTACAAAAAGCAATAAATGACCCTACTAAATTAACTAATCTTTTATGTAAAGATTTTAATGTAAGACAGTCTTCTACAAGTAGTTGGTTGACTTATGAAGAACTTAATAATGAATCAACATATAAAGATGAAGAATTTAAAGACTGTTATTGTATTGGTGGTTGTGATTTAAGTAGTACTACTGATTTAACTTGTGCAACATTGATAGGATTTAAATCTGGTGAAATGAAGGTAAAGCAAATGTACTTTATACCAGAAAGTTTATTAGATAAAAAGGTACAGGAAGATAAAATTCCATATGACAAATGGAAGGCACTAGGTTGGTTAAGAACTAGTGAAGGTAGTAGAGTAAATTATTCAGATGTAACTAATTGGTTTGTAGAACAAGTTGAAAAATTTGAATTAAGACCACTTTGGGTTGGATATGATAGTTGGAATGCTCAGTATTGGTGTGAGGAAATGAAAACATTTGGTTTTGATATGGTAGCAGTAAGACAAGGTGCAAAAACGATGTCAACACCTATGAAACAAATGAAAGCAGATTTAATGGATAAAAAAATTAATTACAATAATAATCCTATATTAAAATGGTGTCTTAGTAATATGTCTATTAAATCAGATGAGAACGAAAATATTAGACCAGTTAAGGAAAATCAAAGAGCTAGAATTGATGGTGCTGTAAGTTTAATAGATGCATATTGTGTTTATGTTGAAAGACAGCAAGAATATCTAGGATTTATAGGAGGAGAATAATGGAAATAAAAAGTTTATTTAAAAAAATATTTAATACAGATAAAAGTGTAACATATGGAACATCTTTAAAACTATTAAATGGCTATCCAGCATCATTTACAAATTTTGATGGTGAAATATATGATGATGTAGATGCAAGGTCATGTATAGATGCAATAGCAAGAAATGGTGCAAAACTAAATCCTAGACATATAGCATTAACAAAGAATGGATACAAGAATGTAGATGATAACTTACATAGATTATTGTCAGAACAACCAAATGAACTTCAAAATGCATATGACTTTTATTATTATGTTATTACTGAACTTAAAAGATATAATGATGCTTATGTTTATATAGCTAGAGATGAAAATTATAAACCAATAGGACTGTATCCTCTTCATAGTAGTAGATATTCATTTGTTGAATATAAGAATGAGATTTATATACAGTTTCAATTTGGAAATGGTATGAAACATACTTGTAACATTAAGGATGTAATCCATTTAAAAAATATGGCATCATCATCAAGTATAACAGGAGGAAATTCTTCACCAATTATTAAAGCATTAAGTATTAAACATATTATTGATGAGGGAATAGTTAATGCAATAAGAACAACTCAAAGTATTAAAGGTGTATTAAAGAGTACAAAGGCAATGTTAAAACCAGAAGATGTTACTAAAATGAGAAATCAATTTGTTTCTGATTTTGTTAATAATGCTGATGGTTCAGGAATAGGTGGATTAGATGCTACAACTGATTTTAAGGAAATAAATTTAAATCCACAAACTGCAACAGATACTCAAGTTAAAGCATTTGATAATAAAGTGCTAAATTATTATGGTGTTAGTGAAAATATTATTCAAAGTAAATATACAGAAGATGAATGGAATGCATTTTATGAATCAATTTTAGAACCAATTGCAATTCAAATGTCTTTAGAATTTACAAATAAGATATTTACATTAGGTGAAAGAAACCATGGTAATAAAATTGTATTTACTTCAAATAGGTTACAATATGCTAGTAATAATACAAAAATAAATATAGCAAGATATATGAGTAACAAACTGATGACAGATGAAATAAGAGAAATACATAATTTGCCACCACTTCCAAATGGTGAAGGACAAAAAGTATTACAAGATTTAAATCATATAGATAGTTCAAAAGCTAATCAATATCAAATAGGAGAAAATAATGATAATGGAGGAAACAATGAATAAAGAAAAAAGAATGCTTGAGGTTGAAATGAGAGCATTAGAAAATAATGAAGATAAGATGATAATTGAAGGATATCCAATAACATTTAACAGTCCTGCAAAACATGGTTATACAGAAATAATTGCAGATACTGCATTGGATAATTGTGATTTGAGTGATGTACCACTAAAGTATAATCACGAAGACAGTCATTTAATAATGGCTAGAACTAGAAATGGTTCATTAAAACTAGAAAAAGATTCAGTAGGTTTAAAAATGATAGCTGAACTTATTGATACACAGTCTAATAAGGATATTTATAAGTCAATAAAAGCAGGTTTAATAGATAAGATGAGTTTTGCATTTACTGTTAGAGCTGATGAATATGATTATGATTCTGATACAAGAATAATTACAGATATAGATAGATTATATGATGTATCAGTAGTTGATTTACCATGGTATGACACTACAAGTGTTTATGCTAGAGGATTAGATAATTCAAATGATTTTATGGAAAAACGCAATAAATTAAGAGAAGAGAGAGAAGAACAAATAAAAAATGATAGTGAATTAGCTAGTTTAAAAGAAGAAATATTAAATAAATTAGGTTAATACTCTTATGAAAAAGGAACTGGATAGTTCTTTTTTTGTTGGTGGATACCAACTACGAGTTTAATAAATGCTGGATAGCAATAATGGGAAAGAAAACTGCCCTAAAGAGTATCAAAAACAAGGAGGATTCAGTTATGGACAGATTAAAAGAAATTGAAAGTCGTAAGACTGAAATTAAAGCTCAAATAGAAACTCTAACTGTACTAGAAGAAGTGAGAAAACTTAATGAAGAAGTTGATGCTCTTTTAATAGAAGAAAGAGATTTAAAAGAAAGAGCTAAAAGAGAAACAATTGCTAGAAATATTGAAGAAGGCAATTTAGAAACAAAATCTTTAAATTTAATGGAGGAAAAGAAAATGGAAGAAAAGAAATATGGTATTGAAAGCAAAGAATATAGAAGTGCTTTCTTAAAAAATTTAATGGGTAAAGAATTAACTGTTGAAGAAAGAGCAGTTATAGCAAGTGCAAATGTTGCTGGTGCAATTCCTACAGAAACACAAAACAACATATTTGCTAAAGTTGTTGAAAAAGCACCAATGTTAGATGAAATTACATTGTTAAATGTAAGAGGGAATGTAACATTTGTTGTTGAAGGTGCAAGAACTGATGGTGTAGATCATAAAGAAGGGGAAGCTATTACTGAAAGTGCTATTAACTTAGTTAAGGTTGAATTAGCAGGAACTGAAATTGTTAAACTTGTAACAATTAGTGAAACTGTTAAAACTATGACTATTGATGCATTTGAAGAATGGTTAACAGATATGTTATCAGATTCAATTGCTAACGCAGTTGAAGGAAAAATCTTTACTGCTTTAGAAGCAAATGGAACTCAAATTGCAAAAGAATTAAATGCTGACTCTATTAGAGAAGCAGTTGGAACATTACCTGCTGCTTATGATAAAGGTGCAAAATTCTATGTAAATAAAAGACAATTCTTTACAGAAGTTCTAGGTTTACAAGATAAAGCAAAACACGATTTAGTAACTTTTGCTAATGGTAAATATTATTTACTTGGTTATGAAGTTGCTATGTCAGATAAAGCAACAAAATTAACTCTTGCAAATGCTAAAAAATTTGTTGGAAATTTACCACAACAAATTGAAGTTAAGAGTGCATATAACATAAACAACAACACTTATAGTTATTCAGGTGTTGCTATATATGATGGTAAATTAGCTATTGCAGAAGCTGCAGTTGTAATTACTGGTGCTACAGCTACTGAATAATAAAAAGGAGTGATAGACAATGCTAGAAAAAATTAAAAAAATAATGGGATTTAATAATAATGAATTTGATGATGTTATCAATACATATATTGAATCTGCTAAATTGGATTTAAAACAAGTAGGCATTGTTGATTCCAAAATAAATGGCAAAGATGGACAACCTGATTCGTTAGTTTGTTCTGCAATTGTAAGTTATGTATTATCTTTTTTAGATATACCAAATGCTGAGTTATATTCAAATGCATATTCATTACAAAAAGATTCTTTAAGACATTATTCAAGTTATACTGTGGAAAATGAAAGTGAAGGTGAGTAAGTATGCAATATACTGAAATCCTTTATTTGATTTCACAAGAAGAAATTAAAGATTCAATTGGAAATATTATCTATAATGAATCTACAAAAAAAGTCTATGCTAAGAAAAACAAAGTTGGTTCTAAAGAGTTTTATAATGCAGTAGCAGTAGGAATAACACCTACTGCTGAACTGCAAATAAAAGTTTCTAATTATAATGATGAAAAAGAAGTTAAATATAACAATATTAGATATTCAATAATTAGAACTGTACCAATAAATAGAACTGATATTGTTTTGGTTTTAGGCTTAAAACAAGGATAAATTGGCTGATTCTATACTTGATATAAGTAAAGTGTTAGAAAATTATGTAGATGATATTAAAGAAGATATTATAGCAAGTGCTGAAAAGATAGCAAGTGATGGTGTTAGTAAATTAAAAAATACTAAAAACACATATAAGATAAGAAGTGGAAATTATAATAAGGGTTGGGCTAAAAAAATAGAAAAAGGTCCTAATTATGTAAATATTACTATACATAATGGTTCTAGTCCACAGTTAACTTATTGGCTTGAAAATGGACATGCTACTAGAAATGGTGGAATGACAAAGGCATATGTGCATATATCTCCAGTTGAAGAAGAGTGTGTTAATGAGTTTGAACTTGAAGTAGAAAATATTGTTAGGAGGAATACAAATGATAGATGAAGAAAAATTGTATAATTTACTGTCAACATTAGGTTATCCTGTTGCTTATAGTCAATTTAAAGATAAGAAAGTATCTATACCATTTATTTTATATAAGAATGATGCTACAGATACATTTAAAGCTGATGATAAGACATATTTAAAAAGTAATGATTTTATTATTACTTTGGTTACTTCAAAAAAAGACTTACAGGTTGAATTAAAACTAGAATCATTGTTAAATGAGAATAATTTGCCATTTGATAAAAATGAAGATTATATTGAAGGAGAAGATATATATCAAATTCAATATTTTATTTAGAAGAACTTTTATGAGTTCTTTTTTTAATTAATTATAGGAGGAATATTATGAGTAATAACAAAGTTAAATTTGGCTTAAGAAATGTTAAGTATTCAAAAATAACTATAGATGAAGAAGGAAAATATGTATATGGTACTCCTGTGGCTATCCCAGGTGCTGTAAATCTATCATTATCACCTAGTGGAGAAACTAGTGATATGAATGCTGATGATGTTGTATATTTTTCTGTATCATCTAACCAAGGTTATGAAGGTGATTTAGAAATTGCATTAATTCCTGAATCTTTCTTAATTGATATCTTAGGATTTACTAAAGATACTAATGGGGCATTAATTGAAAATGCTGATGCACTAGCTTCACCATTTGCATTAGGATTTGAAGTTCAAGGAGATAAAAAACCTCGTAGAACATGGTTATATAATTGTTCTGCTTCAAGAAGTCCACAAAATGCTGCTACAAAAGAATCAAGTGTAGCACCAACAACTGAAACATTATCTCTTAAGGCAATGCCTAGATTAGATGATAAGAATGTAAAAGTTACATTGGAATTAGATGATGCTAATAAAGATGCATATGATTCATTCTTTACAACCGTTTATGAAAAAACAGAAAGTGTTTAAAATTAAGGCTCAGCAATGGGCCTTTTATTTTTTAAGTAAGGAGAGTGTTTTTTATGGCAAAAAAATTAAAAGGGATAACTATTGAAATAGGTGGTAATACCACAGGTTTAAGTAATTCATTAAAGGATGTAAATAAAGTAATTTCAGAAACAAATTATGAGTTAAGACAAGTTGATAAATTGTTAAAAATGGACCCATCAAATATAGAATTATTAACTCAAAAACAAGGGTTGCTTTCTGATGCAATAAAAGGCACTGTCAGCAAATATGAGCAATTAAAATTAGCTAAAGAACAAGCAGATGCTAGAATTGCATCTGGAAAAGAAGATGAAAACTCTGAAAGTTATAGAGAACTTCAAAGAGAAATAGCAGCAGCTGAATTAAGTTTGAATAAATTAAATGATGAGTTAAAAAATAATGAAAAAGCAATGAGTGACACAGGTAAACAAACTAGTTTACTAGGAGATATAATAAAGGGTAACTTGATAAGTGATGCTATTACTGCTGGAATAAAAGGTTTAGCAAATGCTGCTAAATCAGTATGCTCTGCTATGGCTGATATAGGCAAATCAGCAATTCAAAGTTATGCAGATTATGAACAGTTAATAGGTGGTGTTGAAACATTATTTAAAGATAGTTCTGATGTAGTTGAGGAATATGCTAACAATGCATATAAAAACTCTGGTTTATCAGCTAATGAATATATGCAAACAGTAACATCATTCTCTGCAAGTTTGCTGCAGAGTTTAAACGGAGATACTGCAGAGGCAGCAAAAATTGCTGATATGGCAATTATTGATATGGCTGACAATGCAAATAAAATGGGTACATCAATGGATATGATTCAAAATGCATATCAAGGGTTTGCTAAACAAAATTATACAATGCTAGATAACTTAAAATTAGGTTATGGTGGTACTAAGACAGAAATGGAAAGATTATTGGCTGATGCTGAAAAAATGCCTGAAGCAATGGGCCAAAAATTTGATATATCTAATTATGCAGATGTCGTAAAAGCAATAAATGTTGTACAACAAAATATGAAAATTACAGGAACAACACAAGAAGAAGCAAGTAAAACAATAACTGGTTCAGTTAATTCAATGAAATCAGCATACGACAATTTATTAACTGGACTTTCAAATGGAGATGCTGACATTGGACAATTAATTACAAATTTGGTTGATAGTGTAATTACTGCTAGTGATAATATACTTCCCGTGGTTGACCAAATAGCAACAAGTGTTATGAATGTATTACCTGAATTATTAAATAGCATTATTGAACAATTACCACATTTTTTGGAAGTTGGAACTAATATTTTAAATAGTTTAATTAGTGGAATACAAAATAACTTACCTGCAATAATGAATGCTGTTATGCAAATAGTTACAACATTGGTCAATGCGTTAATTAAAAATTTACCTACAATTTTACAGGCTGGAATATCAATTTTAGTAGCAATAATAGATGGAATTGGTAAATCATTACCAGAACTAATTCCTGCTATAGTAGAAGCACTAATGATGGTTGTAGATGTTATTGCTAACAATATTGATTTAATAATTACTGCTGGTATTGATTTAATTTTAGCTTTAGCAGATGGATTAATTGATGCAATACCAAAATTACTAGACAAAATTCCTACAGTAATATCAAATATAGTTGAAAAATTACTAGAACCTGAAATGTTAGCAAAAATTATAACAGCTGCTGTACAATTAATGGTTGCATTAGGAAAAGGACTAGTTCAAGCAATTCCAAAAGTTGTAGCACTAATTCCAAATATAATAGCTCAGTTATTTAATTCTATAAAAGATATAATTACTAAAACTGACTGGCTTAGTTTGGGTAAAAATGTATTAAAGGGAATACTAAATGGTATGTTAGACTTTGGAAGTGTTGTATTAAATACAATTAAGAAAGTAGGTAATAAAATAACAAATTCAATAAAAGATTTTTTTGGAATTGCAAGTCCATCTAAACTTATGAAAAATGAAGTTGGTAAATATTTAGTTCAAGGAATAGGTGTTGGTGTAGAAGATGAAATGCCAAATGTAATTGATGATGTAAACAATGCAATGGGTGTTTTATCAAAAGAGGTTCAAGCTAGTGTAAATCCAGTTATAAATCCAACTGCAAATACTAATCCATTAATTATTCAAATAGAAAACTTCAACAATGAAAGAGAAACTGATGTTGAGGCTTTTGCAGAAGAGTTAGAATTTTACAGAAGACAAACTGCACTTGCTAAAGGAGGTAATTAATAATGATTATTTGGAATGGAAAATTATTTAGAGAAAAAGGTATTATTGTTGAAAATATACCTGTAATTTCAAAAGGAAAAAAGAGAATAAATAAGTATCAAATAGATGGTAGAAATGGTTTTATTGCAATAGATGAAGAAACATATGATTCTTTTGTTATATCTATTTCTTGCCATTTGGATACAAATAAAACTAATATTGATGAAGTAAAAGAGTTCCTAGATGGTTATGGAACTCTTTCATTTGATGGAAAAAGAGAATATACAGCAATGATACAAAATCAAATAGATTTCTCTAAAGTTATGCAATTTAGAAAATTTATTATTCAATTTTTATGTAATCCTATTTCACAAGATATTGAAGTTAGTAGAAATGAAATATTAGAAAACACTAGTAATCTTGAAATATTAGATGCAACAGCAAAAATGTACCCAATTTTAGAAGTTGTTGGTGAGGGTGATATAAGTATTACATTTAATAATAAAACTTTTTATTTATATGGTTTGAATCCATTAAATACATATACATTAGACTGTGAAAACAAGGTTATTATAGACCAAAACAATAATAATGCTGCAAATCTAATGAGATATGATTTTCCATATTTAAATCCTGGTGTAAATGTAATTGAATATACAGGCTCTATATCTTCTTTAGTTATAAATTATAGAAAGGCCTATTTATAGGTGATATGTATGAATGTTTATTTAAATTCTGAAACAAATTTTGATAATAATGGACTAGGATTTTTAAGTTATTGTTTATCAGCTAAAGTAACAGAAGTATTAAATGGTGATATGTATCTAGAATTTACATATCCATTAAAAGGTCCACTTAATGAATATTTAGTTGAAGATAATATAGTGAAGTGTAATATTGGAAATGATAATTATCAGTTGTTTAGAATAAAAAGAGTAACAAAAGACCTTAAGCAAATAAGTGTATATGCTATGCATATATTTTATGATTTACTAGATAATTTTATAGAAGATACTTTTCCACAAAATTTAGATTGTATATCTTTTGGGAACTGGATATTAGATAAAACAAATTTTGCAACGCAATTTTCTTTTTATTCTGATATAAGTGCAAATGCAAGTGCAAGATATATAAAAAGAAATCCAATTGAATGTTTTATAGGTGATATAGATAATTCGATGGTTAATCTATTTAGAGGTGAATTAGAAAGGGATAATTATAATATTAAGTTATTATCAAGAAGAGGAAATAATAATAATGTTAAATTGCTTTTTGGAAAAAATATTGAAGATGTGAAAGTAACTATTGATATAACATCTATGTATACAAGAGTAATGCCAGTTGGATTTGATGGATTACAGCTTCCTGAAATTTATGTTGATAGTCCACTAATTAATAACTACTTTACTCCAAAAATAGCAAAAGTAGAATTTTCTAATATAAAGTATGATTCAGATGATGAAGAAGCATTTTCTAATTTAGAAGATGCTTATCAGGCACTAAGAAATGCTGTAAATTCTCTTTATAAAGCAGGATTAGATAAACCTGAGATAAATATAAAGATTAATTGGTTAGAATTATCTAAAACAAAGGAATATGAGAAATATAAAGCATTAGAAACAGTACATTTGGGTGATACAATAACTGCTGAAATGTTAGGATTATATTATGAAACAAGAGTAGTAAAGACTGTTTATAATGTTCTATCAGATAGAATTGAAAATTTTGAAATTGGTACTTTTAAGAAAACAATTAATTCAACAATAACTGCTAATACAAAAGCAACTGAAAATATAAATGTATCAAGTATTTTAACTGATGCATCAAACAAAGCTACTCAACTAATTACTAGTGCTATGTGTGGTTTTATTTATAAAACAAATGAAGAATTATTTATTATGGATACTGATAATATAGCAACTGCTCAAAAGGTATGGCGTTGGAATCTAAATGGTTTAGGTTATTCATCTACAGGAATACAAGGACCATATGATTTAGCTATAACTATGAATGGAGCAATTAATGCTAATTTTATTACTGCTGGAAAGATTCAAGCTAATTTAATAGAAGGACTTGAAGATTTAATGATATCAGTAGGAGATATGTATTATAATTTTTCAACGCAAGAATTAGCAATAAATTCAGTAGATAGCGAAGTTAGTGCAAAGATAGATAATCAGGGTATAAAAGTATACAACTATGCTAAATTAGCATCAGTATTTAATCATAATGGTTCAGGAGTAGATAAACTAATTGTTACAGGATCTGCACAACTTGGATATTTAAGAATTGTTAAAGGAATAAAAAACTCAAAAAAAGTAACACAAATATTTCATCTTGATAATTTAATAGAAGATTTAAATGATTTGGTAGGTGATGAATAATGGCAATAAAATTAACTACAAATTGGCAGTCAGTAATAAATAAATCAGTATATGCTGGTGGGGTAACAACCACTTTTTATTTAGATGCAAAATATTCTACACAAGATATTGCAAATAATATTACAAAAATTTATACAAGGTTAAGGTCAGTTGTTAATTATACAGGTGCAGGTGGAACAGATTATGAATTTACATGTTCTTATTGTACTACTAGAAAAGGTAGTGATGTATGGTGGATAGATACTGAAACAATATTAGAAAGTCCAGAAACATCTATCACACATAATGCTGATGGTTCGAAAATATTAACATTAGCTGCAACAATGAAGATAGGATATTTAAAACTTAATGAATCGATGAGTGTAGATGTTGAACTTCCTACAATACCAAGAGCAAGTACTATAGCAGTTAGCAATGGAAATATTGGAAGTAATGTTGCAATAAACATAGACAGAGCAAGTAATTCATTTACTCATACATTGACTTATAAATATGGTAATTTGAGTGGAACAATTGTAGAAAAAACAACTGGTACTAATATAAATTGGAAATTACCAACAGAATTTTATGCACAAACACCAAATACAAGTTTAGTTGGTACAGTTTATTGCACAACTTATAGTGGTAATACTCAAATTGGTGAAACAAAGCAAGATACTTTTACTGCATATGTTGATGAAAGTACAAATCAACCTACAATATTAGGAACATCATTAATTGAAGTATATGATAATATTTCAAGGACATTAACAGGTAATTCCTTAACAATAATAAAAGATTATAGTGAATTAAATGTAACAATAACACCTGAACTACACGCAAATGCAACATTAAGTGAATATAGGATAGTTGTAGGCAACCAAACAAAGACTACACAATTTAATAATATATTTAATGATGTTGCAACTAATGTAATAAATGCTTATATAAAAGATAGCAGAGGGTTTAAATTAGAAGGAAAGTATCCTTATGAATTTAGTGGTTTAAATTTATTAGATTATTTTAAACCTAAAATAACTTCAATAAATATAAGAAGAACTGAACAAACTTCAACAGAAGTTATTGCAGATTTAAGTGGAACATATTGGAATAAATCTTTTGGAAGTATTACTAATGTAGGTTCTATACAATATTCTTGGAGATATAAGTTAGCCAGTAGTTCTTCTTGGAATGAATGGAGTAGTTGGGCAACACTTGCAATAAGTGGTTCTGGTTTTAATTTAGCAAGTTTATCATTAGGAAGTGGATATGCAACTAATACATCATATGATTTTCAAATTAGAGTAAAAGATGCTCTTAGTAATTTAGATAGTTCACAAATAGTTGTAAGTACTAGTCAAAATGTAACAGTAAGTACACCAATTATTGAGGTATATGAAGATGCTGTGAATGTTAATGGTAGTATAATGAAAAATGGTATAGATATAGAAATGAGAACATTTGCACAAATGCACTGTGGGAATAAACAAACATTTGCTAATACCACTCTAGAAACAGTAACAGCATGGGGAAATGATAACATATCAAATGGTGAGTTTTATTGTGACCCGATTAATAATCGAATTGTAATACCCAAAGGAAGTGCTGAATATGTTGAAATTTATGGAAATGTTGCTGGTGCTGGATATTGTAGTGGTTATTTAAGTTTATTTGACGAAAATGATAAATTAGTTAAGGAAGTACAATTTTTACATCAACATGGTGGTAATAAATACGAAGTAAACTCTATAGCTTCAATGAAAATAAAAATTAATGATACATCAAAAACTCATTATTTAAAATTGAGTTTGGCGGGTTATAATAACACGAGCTTTGACTTAAATGCTGGATTTGGCAACGCACAAACATTTATTGGTGCAAAAAAGATTAAATAGAAATGATTAAAGGAGGACATTATGATAAAAGAAAAAATAAGTAAATTAATTGATGTAAAATCAATATCAACATTAACATTATTAATAACATTAGAAATAATAACTATATTAGTTTTTGCAAAAGCAAATATGGAATTAATTCAACTTGTATTTGCATTATTTAGTAATATTGTAACAATGGTATTTACATATTTCTTTGCAAGAGCAAAGGAGGTAAGTAAGAGTGAATAAAATAAATGCATTAAAAATATTTCATAATTTATATGAAGATAACCCACAAAAGAAGGTATTTATTTCTAGTCCATTTGGATATAGAGAAGTAGTTAAAGATAGTAAGGGCAATGTAGTAGCAAAAAAAGGATTTCATAGAGGAATTGATTATTCAGCACAAGGCAAATCAGTCCCTTGTTATGCTGTAGAAGATGGAAAAGTGCTTAATAAAGGAAAAGATACTACAGGTGCTAATTTTGTGTATGTATATTATCCAAAACTTGATATGGTTGGTTTATACTATCATTTGGCTAGTATTGATGTTAAGAAAAGTCAAGAAGTAACAAAGGATACTCAAATTGGTATGCTAGGTAGAACAGGTAATGCTACAGGTATACATTTACACTTTGAATGGTATCCATTTAAAGAACATTCTAAACCATTTGAAAGTAGACAAAGAATAGACTTTGATAGTTATATTTTTCCAAATGAAGAAGAATCAAAGGGAGAAACTAAACAAGAATTAAATGAACTAAAATTTAGAATAGGAGATAAGGTTATAATTAATGGTAATTTATATGTAAGTTCAAATGCTGAAAAAGCAACAGGTTCAGTAAAAGAAAAAATTACAAAAATTACTAGAGTAGTAAACACTGCTAAGCATCCTTACAATACAGAAGGGGATTTAGGTTGGATGGATGAGGAAGATATAACATTATATAGTGAATCAGTTGCATATATAGTAAAGCAAGGGGATAATTTATCAAGTATTGCTGAAAAGTATAATACTACTTGGCAAAAAATATATAATGATAATAGAGAAGTAATTGGGGATAATCCAAATTTAATTAAACCAGGACAAAAATTAATAATTAAGTAAGGAATAGTAAAATGAAAGACATTTTAACCACAATAAATGATAACCTTACATTAATTTTAACAGGGGTTGGTATAATTGTTGCAATAACTGAAAAATGGAAAAAAATACCATTTAAACCATTTACAAGGCTATTTAAATATATTGGTAATTTATGTAGAGATGAGGAAATGCATCAAAAAGTAGATAATATGACTAATAATTTAACTGAATTACAAAAAAGACATGATGAAGATGAAATGGATAGATTAAGATATGAAATATTAGGATTTGAGAGAACACTAAGAAATTTAAAGAAAACTGAAACAGTATCACAAGAAGAGTTTATTACAATATTTGATATGGTAGAAAAATATCATATTTTAATTGAAAAACATCATAAGATGAATAACAAGTTTGAGAAAGCACAGGAATATATAACAGAAAAATATAAAATAATGTATGGAGCAAGAGTCTAGAGAGTAAAATCTCTAGTCTTTTTTTGTTGATATTTAATTTATTTCACATCTAGATGATTACTAAAATGATAAAAAAATAGTACAAATGACTAGGTATGAGAATATAATAAATCCTTAATTTACCTGTATTTATAGAAACGTAAAGTATTGTAAAACTTTTCCCTTATTCTCCACCAATAGGCAATTAACCCTTATTTTATAAGGGTTTTTATTTTTTACATCTAGTTTCACATCTAGTTTTTTATAAATTGTTTAGTAAATCTACAATTTCATCTTGTACAGTAGGGAATAGATGCATATATGTTTTTTGCATAACATCTATTGTATGGCCCATACGGTCTGATAGCATTAAAAAGAATTTAGCTGTATCAGTTTGTCCTGATTTAATATATTCATTAATGAGTAAAGAAACATGACTATGTCTAAATTCATGCATTGTAATTTCATTTACACCTGCTAATTTAAAATATGTTTTTTTATGTCTATCTATAGTTGTTGGTGCTAAATAAACTGGTCCTCCAAAAACAAACCAATTATCTGAATAATCTTTATATTTAATTTGATTCAATTTATATGAGTATAAACATTCTTTTAATGTTTTACTCATTTTTATTTTTCTATTTTTATTAGTTTTTGTTGAAGTAATTATTGCTTTACCTTTATTTTTAGTGCATAAAGTTTTATTTATTTTAATTTCATTGTTATTAAAATCTACATCTTCCCATGTTAAGGCAAGTAATTCTCCTTTTCTACAACCAGTATAATATGCAGTAAGAAAAAATGCTTTCCATAATTCATCATCAATGATTGATATAAACTGGTTAAATTCAATTAATGTAATATATCTTAATCTTTTATCATCATCAATTATATCGTTATTTTTTCTTTTAAATCTGCCAAATAGACTAATTGGATTTATTTCTAAACCATAATTTTTAATTGAATAATCAAATATGTTCTTTAATATATTTAAAATTTTATTCATATAATCTACAGTTAAATTTAATGATTCAAGATTTTGGGCCCATTCTCTAATATTTGATATATTTATTTTGTTAATATATTTTTTTTCAAAATGAGGTAATATATGTTTTTCATAATCTTGTCTATATGTATATACAGTAGATGGTTTACTATATTTTTTTAAGTTTTCAAAATATTCATCAGCAACTAAATCAAATCTAATATTTATAGGATTATCATTTTTTAGAACAAACATTGATAATGCTTTTTCACACTCTTCACGAGTTTTATATTTTTTAGAAGTATATTGTTTATTATTTTTTGATTTTCTAAAATAATAGCATCTTCCATCTTT